GTTTGGTAATGCAATGTTTCCATCACTGGATTCCTTTATGGATGCCATGCTTAATGCTGGTGAACCTCCAAAGAAATCAAAAATTGTCTTAGTTGACGATGATAAAGAGGATCGTGATGGATGGTCTACTGATAGTGGACCAGACTATGCTGCATTTGTTGATACAAAGAAGGCTGAAGTTTATGCCAAGACAGGAGAATCTAGTAAAGATAAACCTGTTTCATTGGAAGAGTGTGATGAAGATTTGCATAAAATTATTCATGGACACCTTCAGCTTACGGATGAAGGAGAGGAAGAGATAATCAAGTTGGATTGTGTTTCACCTAATATTCCCGTTTTTGTTGACCCTCCTAAAGAGGGCCCGAAGTTTGAGAAGGAAGTTACGGTAAAGTATTAGACCCACAAGCTTATGAAGAAGATCCTGAGTGTTCAATGCAACCAATGTTTAAATCTGGTTTCTTGTGGAAGTCATTTTTATGCTCGCTTGATACAGGATATTACTTTTTGAAAGAGAAGTGTTACTGGCTTTATTGGGAAATTATGGATACTCCAGAACATCTAAGAAAGTTTTATCGTCCTGACCCGAATGATATAATGCGTGATATTAACAAGGCTGTTGATGTAATGTCTCAGCCTATTGTTTTTGATGCAGAAAATGTTAAGAAGTGGCAAGCTCAAGAAGAAAGAGCCCCTTTTGTTCAAGCAGATGATGAATGTGATGTTTGTTTTGAGGAACGCATTGAGCGGACCAAGACACGTGAACGCAATATGAAGCGCATCCGTGAGACTGCAATGAATCCAACTCGTTTATTGTTTGGTACTATTTGGTGGAAGCCTTATATGTACTGGCAATTTGCCAAGGTTCTTTGGCAAAATAACAAGAAAGTTATTATCAAAGGACTATTGTTTACGATCATATTGTTGTGGGCAAACGCCAAGATGGGAGCTGCGTCTCCGTATAAGAGAGGAGATATTACAGCCCAAGAAGATGAAATTCTTCAGGCTAGCACCCAAGGTAAAGGAAAAACAAAGCGAGGGCGTGGAGTAAATCGAAGTAACCGTAGAAATGGAAAGAAAAGATTTGTTATTCAGTCAGGAGATCCAGAGTTGGATGATGAGTTGTTTGAAGAAGCCAGTGATGAGTTTGAAGAAGAAGGTGATGATAAGGCCTTTTGGGAATCTAGTCAAACGCACGTTCCAGAAAGAAAATTTGGAAAAGATAGGCAAACCAAGCAACATGAACATGAAGCTAAGCATAGGAAGCTTAGGCCCCATTCAACTGTGTTGATTCCTTCCGTAAGGAAGACGAGTGAACCTGAGATTCGACGAAGAATTCAGGCCTCGAGAAAGCCTATTCAGGCAAAAGCAAGTGATGTTGTTGCATTTTTAACTGCTGCAAAGAAAGCAC